TACATGACACAAGCTGCCCGGAGATGAAATACCTACATGAGCTTGGGCAGCGCACATATGAAAAGAAGATCGGGACAAGAGAACAGTTCCGGCAGGAGTTTATAAGGAGTTATCTATGATCATACAAAGAGATCCAAACGAGAGAAAAAAGCCGGTAGAAAAGACAGAGGACGAGCGCAAGGAAGAGATGCTCGAAGAGCTGCGCAAGGAATCCCTGTCTGTAATATGCCTGGCATGTGTCTATGCCAAGAAGCTTGAAGAGACCGGGATGGACATCACAGAGAGATGGGCCACAGCAGAACAGCAATCGGAGATCATACAAAACTTCTACTATCAAGGCTATGAGAATGGCTATTACGATGGGATACACAAGGGGAAAGAGATCGAGAGAGCCGAACATATGCAGATGCAGCAGGATGAGTATCGCCATGAAGATAGCTTTTACGATCCGACATCAAAATATGGACAGGGTATAAACCTGGCAAAGATCATCCGGCACTCTCGGAAGAAGAGTCCGACAAAGAAGAAGAGGAGGTACGGAAAATGAGTGACAAGATGAAAAACGCAAAAAGTTGTGGTGGATGTAAACATGCAGGATCAGAGCTTTGTGATAAATGCTCGAGGATGAGGAGAAGAGATTACTTTGAATTGTCAGATGGTTTTAACGAGCCAATGTTAAAGTCTAGGCGATGTCCGTTCTGTCACGAAATAGGTGAGGTCATCGTTTTTGTAGGAGTAGAAGAAGGAATCCCTGTTTCTGATGATGTTAAGCCGAATGTTAAATGTTGGAAATGTGGAAAGGTAATAAAGAGGGATACAGTAGAGGAAGCACTAAAGGATTGGAATTCATATATTGATAAGGAGATATAGATGAGCATTTACAACGATGACCGAAGGTATTCTGACGATCCCGAGGAGTACCTGGCTTGGCGAGAGGAAGTCAAGAGAGAAGCACGAAGGGATGCACTTGAGTATTTGTATGACGATGGGGAGTATGAAGATGAAACCGAAGGGGATATCGAATGAAGGCCTAGCAGCAATATTAAGAGCGATAGCATTTGTAGGCCGCCTGGATCATGACGAGCGAGAGTATATCCGTGAGGCAGCTGACCGGCTCGAAGAGAAAGGGGACGAAGATGAGGAGATGTTATAAGTGCGGAGCGAAGAAGTACGATGACAAGATCCTCTGTGAGGAGTGCGCCTGGAAGCTCGAGCAGAGGCTGAAGGAGAAAAAGGATGACAAGAGAAGAAGCCAAGATATACGCAAAAACTATGACATATGAGGACGCTTTATGCAATTTGTCACGGGCAAGAGCCGTACCATACAGAAAAGCAACGTTTATTAAGGTTAATGAGTTAATCAAGGCACTATCGCAAGAGCCGTGTGATGATGCGGTGAGCCGTGCTGATAGATTGCTTGATTTAGCAAATGCAATAGAAAGTGATGATAGTGGTTATTGGACAAACAAGAGAATATTATCCGCATTAAGGAATATATCTTCCGTCACGCAGAAGTCGGGGAAGTGGATATATGAAGAAGTTACAAGATATGAAGAATATTATGATACAGTAAGAAGTTATGTTGATAAGAAATGCAAATGTTCAGCGTGTGGTCATGATTATGGCTATCAGCGTATGAAAGACCCATTTTGCAGATATTGCGGTGCAAGAATGGAAAGTGAGGATAAGGAATGACAGAACTAGAACAACATCAATTAAAACTGTTAGAAATAGCACAGTCCTTCATGGAGTGGCTACAAGATATGGCAAAGAAAACGGGATTTTCTGAAGATGATATTCAAGGGTTAATTAAGCAATTTTTGATGTTATGAAGGCAGAAAGTGAGGAATAATATGGCAGATATAGATTTAATAATTAAGATACCCGACCATTTGTATAAGTTGTTGAAAGACTTTCCAAGTGATAGCGATGAAACAACGATAGAGAACATCTTAATGAAAGCGGTGGAGAACGGCACACCTATACCCGACAATGCGACAAATGGGGATGTAGCAGAATTAGTATGGGGATTCAAACCAAGAGAAAATACGTGCATTATTCCCCGAACGAGGTGTAACGGAAATCCTGCGGAATGTGATGAGTGTAGTTTTGGTGATTGGTGGAACGCACCATATCAGAAAGGCGGTAAGTGATGACAGATAGACAAGCAAGAAAGTTGATATATGCCGTCATAGAAACAAACAAAGACAGATTTAATGATGACACACTTGAAGCACTTGAAATGGGCAGGGTTGCTCTTGAACAGCCGACAGTATGCGACATAGAGCAGATAAGAGCCGAGATACAAGCATATGCCGATAAGTTAGAACTATGCAATGCATCACCGAGTTTGGAATATATTTTACAGATTATCGACAAATACAAGGAGCAGACAGAATGAAAGGGGATAGAAGATGGGTAGATTTTGGACACAGAAGGAAGATGAGATCTTAAAGCAATGCTATCAGCTTCCCGATGAGACTCTTGCTTTAAGGTTGGGAAGGACAGCGAGATCTGTCCTGGATCGTAGAAGAACACTTGGTATTCCGTCATGTAATTGGGAAGGTGTAAAGAAGCCGGAGTTTAGATCGGCAGCAGAGAAGGAATACAGGATAAGGAAGCTTGCAGCGGAGATGCATGTGAGGCTATTGGGATAGAAAGGAGACGGCATGAACAAGACAATATCAATGGGAAGGCTCGCAGGAGAGCCGAATGTAAGAGAGACAAAGGATGGCAAGAAGGTAGCAGAGTTTGTGATGGCTCTTGATCGCTATAAAGAGGGAGCGGACTTCCCGAGGTTTATAGCCTGGGAGAAGAGAGCGGAGTTTGTAGAGAAGTATTGCCACAAGGGTGGTAAGTTCCTGGTAGAGGGAAGGATACAAACCGGGTCATATGATAATAAGGATGGCAATAAGGTATATACCACAGACATCGTAGTGGAGAGCATAGAGTTCTGCGAGAAGAAGAAAGAGCCGGACGGATCAGAGGGACAGCCGGAGAATCCCGAGGATACCTGGATGAATGTCCCGGATGGAATAGATGAAGAGTTGCCGTTTGCATAATGAGGGGGAGAGGGGATGCCGAATGTAAACACTTATAACAAGGATCGTTATGTTCCATGCAAGTATTACCGCAAGGAATCTGCGACCGAGATTAAGTGCCTGGGGTTATGCGGATCTCATACCTGCAATGTCTTTAAGACCAAAGACGAGAAGATGGAGCATAAGACGGAGTTCTGCAAGGGATTTTATTGGAATTGTCCATTATACATAGCACTTGATATCGACAATGGGGAGACGGAATAGGTCTCCCTTTTGGGGGTGTGCTATCAAATGAACAGGGGAATATATATGATTAAAGATGGGCATAGCAAAGGGAGAATGCTTACAACAAAACAAGAGAGATTTGTCCAGGAGCTTATTAAGGGCAAGAATCAAAGGGAAGCGTACAGGATAGCTTATCCGGCAAGTAAGAAGTGGAAGGATAACTCGGTAGATCGTGAAGCTTCTGTCATGATAAAAAAACCAAAGGTATCCCAAAGATTCGAGGAATTGAAGAAAAAGACCGAAGAAAAGGTCACATACGATGCTGCCGAAGTCAAGAATATTATCATTGATACGATGCTCTCGATACTCAATGCTGATGTAAAGAATGACGAGGTAGACGGCAAGGCGGTTAAGAATAAACATTGGGATCGTTACGGCAACATCATATATGATCATTATGACAAGGTCGAGGCATCCAAGATGCTGATAGGACTCCTGGGAATCGAGAATACAGTACAGGATAACAGCATCAACATCCATCTGCATGGGTCAGAGGAGTACGAAGGATGATAGATCTGTACCTGGGTGAGCCGAATGAGAAGCAGGATCTGTTTCTTAAAGACACACATAGGCATGTCGGATATGGTGGCGCAAGAGGCGGTGGTAAGTCATGGGCAATTAGAGCGAAGGCTATCATCCTCTGCTCAAAGTATCCGGGCATCAAGTGCTTGATTGTCAGAAGAACATATCCCGAGCTTGAGGAAAACCATATACGGAAGCTCAAGGAAATGCTTCACGGCATTGCTACATACAATGAGCAGAAGAAGATCCACACATTCCCGAATGGTAGCACGATCAGCTACAGATATTGCCGGAATGATGCGGATGCTGATAATTATCAAGGCTCTGAATATGACATCATCTTCATAGATGAAGCCACACAGATGAGCGAGGAGCAGACAAAGAAGATAGCTGCTTGTAACCGAGGAGTAAACAACTTTCCAAAGCGTGTGTACTACACCTGCAATCCTGGTGGACAGGGACATGGCTACATCAAGCGGTTATTTATAGATAGACATTATGAGGCCGGGGAGAATCCCGAGGACTATTCCTTCACGCAGGCACTCGTCCAGGATAACAAGGCACTCATGAAAGCAGATCCCGAGTATATCAAGAATCTTGAGGCTCTGCCGCCAAAGCTTCGTGAAGCATGGCTCAATGGATCGTGGGATATATTCGAAGGACAGTTCTTCGAAGAATTCAGAGATGATCCCGAGCATTATATAGACAGGAAGTGGACTCATGTTATTGAGCCGTTCGACATCCCTATCGGATGGAATATATACAGATCATACGATTTTGGATACAGCAAACCCTTCTCATGCGGATGGTGGGCGATGGACTATGAAGGAGTGCTGTACCGAATACTCGAATTATACGGATGGACAGGCATCCCGAACGAGGGTGTCAAGTGGTCTCCCGACAAACAGTTCGAGGAGATCGCCAAAGTCGAGAATCAACATCCTTATCTGAAGGGCAGGCAGATATTCGGTGTAGCAGATCCTGCCATATGGAATGCAGACAGCGGTGAATCGGTATATGAAGCTGCACTCCGGCATCACTTGTTCTTCGAGAAGGGCGATAACCAAAGGATAGCCGGATGGATGCAGATGCATTATCGCATGGCCTTCGATGAGAATGGATATCCGATGATGTATATATTCAGCAATTGCAAGGCATTTATCCGCACAATTCCGCTGATGATGTATGACGAAACACATGTCGAGGATCTTGATACAGACCTTGAAGATCATCCGGCTGATGAGTCGAGATACATGTGCATGAGTAGACCGATTAAGCCGGTCATTGCAAACAAGCCGATAGCGGTGGGTGACGATCCTCTGAATCAGAGGACACCGAAGCGCAGAAGCATTTATGTTGAGAGGAGTAGGATATGAAAAAACCATTTGAGGAAGAGATCACAGAAGCACTTGCATTCGACAAAGGTCTGCGAGGCGGTGACAACGATCCCAATTCCGCATTTCAGCATCAGCCAAGTCCCGAGGGCATGGCTCAATTACTTAACAACAGCAGACAGGAATCCCCCAACTTGTCTGATGTTCCAATAACACCCGGGGGCGGCCTTACCAATTATGCCAATGAAACTCTCCTCAATAGTTCCATGAGCCGTCCCCAATCCAAGATAACAGAGCAGACTCTTCGCAAAGGTGATGAGATTCTGCGTAAGTATAAGTCCGGCAAGGCTACACTTGAGGACAAGATTGTTAAGAATGAGAGATGGTGGAAGATGCGCCATTGGGAGATGCTCTCGAATAAGGATAACGAGGGAGATCCCAAGCCTGCGAGTGGATGGCTCTTCAATACGATCATCTCAAAACATGCAGACTACATGGATTCATACCCAACAGCAGACATTCTGCCCAGGGAAGAAGGCGATGTAGAGGAAGCCAAGAGGCTCTCATCAATCATCCCGGTAGTATTGCAGCAGAACGAGTACCGGGAAGTCTATTCCGAGGAAGTATGGTACAAGCTCAAACATGGTACAGGAGTCTATGGAGTCTTTTGGGATGGCTCAAAGCTCAACGGACTTGGTGATATTCTCATCGAATCTATGGATATCCTCTCGATCTTTTGGGAGCCGGGCATCACAGATATCCAAAAATCCAAGAATGTATTTACAGTTGAATTGGTAGACAACGATGTTCTGAAGGAAAGGTATCCGCAGGTAGGAGATAACCTGGATAAGTCGAGCGATACCCTTGTTAAGAAGTATTGGCATGACGATTCTATCGATACCACCAACAAGAGTGCGGTTATCGATTGGTATTACCACAAGAATATAAACGGGAAAAAGACTCTTCAGTACATCAAATACACGAATGACATTGTGCTGTATGCCACAGAGGAAGATCCGCAGATGGCAGAACGTGGTCTCTACGATCATGGCATGTATCCGTTCGTGTTTGATGTTCTCTTCCCCGAGGTTGACATGCCTTGCGGCTTTGGATTCGTGGATGTGTGCAAGAATGCACAGACAACTATCGACATATACAACAATGCATTCGAGAAAAACGTACAGTTTGCAGCCAATCCCAGGTACATGTGCAGAAATGATGGCGGTATAAACGAGGAAGAGTTCTCGAATCCCTCGAATCTGCTCGTTCACACCAATGGAAACCTGGGTGATGACTCGATAAGACCTATTGTGTCACCTGTTATCACCAACAGTACATATACAGCCATGCTCGATCAGAAGATAAACGAGATGAAAGAGACAGCCGGTAACAGGGATGCGACAACAGGCGGCACACAAAGCGGTGTAACAGCTGCATCAGCCATAGCTGCTATGCAGGAGAGCGCAGGAAAGACAAGCCGTGATCAGATCGCAACGTCATATGTAGCCTATAAGAAGGTTGTAGATCTTGTTATCGAGCTTATCAGACAGTTCTATGACATGCCGAGACAGTTCAGAATCATCGGTGATCGTGGTCAGCAGGAATTCACAGTATACACGAATGCAGGATTGCAGCCACAGTACCAGGGAAATGACTTCGGTGTGGACATGGGATATCGTCTCCCGGTATTTGATATTGAAGTTAAGACCGAGAAGGAAAGCGCATACACGCAGATGTCACAGAATGAGCTTGCACTTGACTTCTACAACAGAGGATTCTTCAATCCACAGTACGCAGACCAGGCTCTCGCCTGCATCGACATGATGGACTTTAAAGGCAAGAACATGATGGTCGAGAAGATTGAAGAGAATGGCGGCATGTATCAGCAATTGGTACAGACACAGCAGATGCTTCTTCAGATGGCAGAGATGGTTGATCAGGTGTCGGGCGGTCAAACACAGATGTCGGACCAGGTGGCTGATATGGTCAACAATGGCATGGCATCTACACCACAGGGTGGTGACATAAGCCTGGGCGGTGACAATGGCGGCATAGTAGAGAAGGCAAAAGCAAGAGCGCAGGAAGCAACAACACCGAGATGACAAAGGTTACATATTACGAAGAGAACGATGAGATCTCCATCAAAATAAAAGGCCATGCAGGCTATGCAGCGATAGACTCTGACATAGTCTGTTCGGCTATCTCGACTCTCGGACAGGCTCTTCTTGCCTATCTGAATGTAGACAATGACAAGTTCGATTATTCCATGCGAGAGGGCATGATATGGGCCTACGCAAAGGGACAGAATGTCAAGACGGCATTACATGTCATCATGGCAGGATTTCATCTTATCGAGGATAGTTATCCCGATCATTTACAGATCGATAGGGGGTGTGCTATACAGCGGACTCCTTGATTGATAAATTGGAGACAAAGGGTCGTGACCTACCACAGAAATTGAAAGGAGCAGACTATGCCCAAACTTATTTTTAACCTTCAGCTTTTCGGAGAGGAAGGTGAATCGGCAGGAGCGGATCTCGCCAATCCATCAGCAGAAGTTTCCGAAGGAGACGGAGTAGCTACCGAAACCGAGGGACAGCCGGTCGCAACGGCAACAGATGAGTGGGACACACTTATCAAAGGTAAGTACAAGGAACAGTACAGTAAGGCCGTACAGGATGCGGTCAACAAGAGATTTAAGAATCAGCAGGATCTGCGAGGCCAAATAGATGCCATAGATCCTATTGTCCAGGCAATCGCACAGCGATATGGAGTAGCACCCGATGCAAGTGGTCGCATTCCTATTGATGTCTTGTCAGACAAAGTTCTCAATGACAATGATCTCTATGAGAAAGAAGCTTTCGAGAGGGGCATGTCAGTTGAGGATCTGAAGCAGCTGAAATCTCTTGAAAGAGAAAATGCACAGTTAAAACGTGCCACACAGATGTCGCAGGAACAGAAAGAGTGGATGGACATTGAGGCCCAGGGCGAAGAGCTGAAGGCCATGTATCCGTCATTTGACATGGATACAGAGATGCTCAATCCCGAGTTCGGTAAGTCCCTGGCTTTCTTCAAGTCAAGTGGAATATATTCCGATCCTGTCCGCAGGGCCTATGAGCTTGTCCACAGGGATGAAATCATGGGTGGAGCGATGCAATATGCGGTACAGCAAACACAGCAGAAGATCTCAAACAGCATCCAATCCGGCATGGCTCGTCCACAGGAGAATGGTACAAACCAATCTGCCGCAGGCGCACCTACAGCACTTGATCCGAGTAAGCTTACCAAAGAACAGATTGATGACATTAAAAGACGAGCTGCTCGGGGAGAAAGGATAACATTCTAATCTTCGAGTAGATACCGGCATCACGGAACATGAGTGATGTCGCTAACCTTCAAAAGTTAAAGGAGATTATTATGGAAAAGGAGCTTATTTTTAACCTTCAGCTTTTTGCTGATCCCAACACACAGACAACAGAAAAGAACACACCGGGAGTGAACGATCTTTCGCCCACCATGAAAACCTTCTACAAGACGAGTCTGCTTGAGAATGCCAGGAATGAGCATTACTATGCACAGTTCGGTCAGAAGCAGCCTCTGCCCAAGAATGAAGGTAAGAAGATTGAGTGGAGAAAGTTCGATACGTTCGAAAAGGCACTCACTCCTCTGACAGAAGGTGTTACACCCGATGGACGTAACATCAACATGTCAAAGATCGAGGCAGAGATCCATCAGTATGGTGATTACACCACAGTATCGGATCGTCTCGAGCTTGAAGCTGTAGATCCTATCATCACGCTTACCACAGAAGAGCATGGCGCACAGGCCGGTGATACAATCGATACCCTTACAAGGGACGTTGTAATGGCAGGCTCAAACGTCATCTACGCAGGCGCAAATGTATCAAGATCAACACTTGCAAAGACAGACCTTCTCACACCTACCCTCATCGATAAGGCAATGACGTTCCTCAAGAAGATGAAAGCACCCACCATTAATGGTGATTACGTTGCTATCATTCATCCTTCAGTAGCGTTCGACCTTCGTGAGAGCGATGGATGGGAAGATGTTCATAAGTACGCACAGCCGGCAGAGATCTACAATGGCGAGATCGGTAAACTTCACGGAGTACGTTTCGTAGAGTCTACAGAAGCCAAGATCTACAAGGGTGCGCCTCTTACGGCAGCGGCTGCAAACCTTTCCGTTAAGACAAATGGCAGCGGCGCAACAATCGCTGTTAAGGAAGCTATTAGCGCAGACGAGGCGGCAGCACTTGTAGGAAGAAAGATCCTCATCGGTACAAACGCAAACGAGATCTTGAGCGCATCAGCAGCAGTAGCAGGTAGCGCAACGATCACAGTTAAGACAGCTGCATCAGTAACAGCTGATACAGTAATTTATCCTGGTGAAGCCGGAGCAGCTAATACGGCTGTATACGGAACAATCTTCATGGGTAAGGATGGATACGGCATCGTAGAGCCTTCAGCAGAATCTCTCGAAGTAATCGTTAAACAGAGAGGTAGTGCAGGTACGGCTGATCCGCTCGATCAGAGATCGACAATCGGTTGGAAGGCATCACACGCTGCAAAGATCCTCTACCAGGAGAGACTCGTCCGTGTCGAGACCGGCTCATCTTACGGAGACGTAGACGAAGCAAACTAAAAGGAGAGATATTATGGCAGCAAAGAAAACGATAGCACAGATGGAAGCAGAGTTGATGGAAGGAGTAGAGGAGAGTAAACCTGCAAAGGTGGAAGCACCCAAGCCGGAAGATCCCTGGAAGAAGAAGGTAACAATCCGCTTACCCAAAACGGCTGATGGCTCTGCCAATTACCTTATCGCAAGCGTAAACGGCAAAGTATATAAAGTCATGAAGGGTGTCAATGTGGATGTACCTGCTCCTATAGCGGAAGTCATTGAGCATATGTTCGAGGCTGAAGAAGCAGCAGAGCTTTTCATCGCATCGCATGCCAATTAAGCAGCATAAGGGAGAGGGTTTATAGGCTCTCTCCCTTTATTTAAGAGGTAAACCATGAACGTAGTAGGCATGATAGATCAGTACAATTTGGAAAGACCGAATCAAGTAGAGGACTCGGTCAAAAAAGATTTCCTGCGAAAGTGCGAAGCTAACTTGATTGAGAACGTGATCCTTCTGTACGATCCGCAGACAGGCGAGAGAACAGAGGAAGAGTGGCAGGAATACCTGGATACATTCGATTATGAAACGAATCTCATCCTTGATGAGCCGTTTGATGACCTGTATATCTACTATCTTGATCAGAGAATCGCTCTGAATAACAACGATACAAAGAGATATAATGCTGCATCCAGGCTTTTCGACAATATGCTTCTTGCATTCAAGCAGAAATACAACAGAGAGCATTTCCCGAGACAGACAAGGAAGATGCTTCTCCGTCATGAGGTATTGTAATGTTCTTGCCCGAGGTCATGGAAAACGCAAATACCCGGGAGATGATCTCCCAATGGTATGGATATAATCACAACTATGCCATAGGCATGGGAGAATTCTATGACATGGAGAATATGTCATGCGAAGGTTTCCCGATTATCATGGCAAGAGATGTCAGACCGACTCTTCTTAATGCCCTGCACATGTTCAGAGGCATTCTGTATACCGATGGTGCGCTTTGCTACCTGGATGGTAATACATTCCATTACAAGTCATGGATGATTGATCTTACTGATCTTGTATCGGGTGAGGCAAGGGAGATCACATGGGATGCAGAATTCGTGGATGAGCCGGAAGAGCATCAGATCATATGGTCTGACCAGGAGCTTATCCGATTCGGTGCGTATGTCCTCATATATCCCATGAATATATGGGTGAATATCGAGGCAAGGACAGCCGGAGTCATAGATGCTCACTTTGAGTCTGCGGTTGGTGTAACAGTAACGTACACCATGTCGAAGATAGACGGCTCTGACTATGACCATATAACAGCATCTGATACAGCACCCGAGAATCCCGATGAGGGAGACTATTGGTTATGTACTCTCGAGGACTTCCAGGGCCTCAATGTATACCTTCAGAGTTCCTGGCAGCCTGTTCCGACAACGTATATAAGGGTCAGTATTACAGGTGCAGGCTTTGACGATTATTTCCGTGAGGAAGATATCGTCAATATGAATTCGGCTACAGTAAGGGACATCAACAACGGAAGTATGCTCCAAGCTGTAAGCGAGGATTTCATTGTAGTCATCGGTCTCATGAATGAAGTTGTAAAGACCGAGATTACATCAGCAGGATACAAGCTCAAGATTGACAGAGTAATGCCGACTCTTGACTATATCTGCGCTGACAAGAACAGATTATGGGGTTGCCGATACGGATACGATACTGACGGCAATCTGATCAACGAGATATATGCATCAAAGCTTGGGGATTTTAGGAATTGGTATTCGTTCCAGGGTCTCTCCACAGACTCATATACGGCTACAATCGGTGTGCCGGGACAGTTTACCGGCTGCATTTCATTCGCAGGATACCCGACATTCTTCAAAGAGAATGCAATCATAAGGGTATCGGGTAGTTTTCCGGCAGAATATTATGTCATGCAGACCGATGCCAGGGGAGTCCAGGAAGGATCGAGTAAGTCTTTAGCTATTGTAGGAGAATCGCTCTACTACAAAGCTCCGGGCGGTGTCATGGCATATGATGGATCGCTTCCGAGACTCATATCAGAGGCATGGGGCAGGGATTCATATTATTATGATGGTGTCGCAGGGGTATGCGGAGACAAGTATTACCTTGAAGTCACCAATGTGATGGGCGGTCATAGGATCTTTAAGTACGATTCGAGATTGGGACTATGGACAAAGGAAAGCAAGCTTACAGCTGTAGGATTCTCCGGCTCACTTGATGGGACATTATTTGCATTTACGCATTCATCGGTATTTGGTTTAGGCCTTTCAGACAACGAGCTGTATACCGACAAGAAGGTGGGCGAGGAATATGTCTCCTGGTATTTGGAAAGCGGTGAGATGGGATTCGATGTACCCGACTTTAAGTTTGTCAACAAGCTTACATTGAGGGTATATGTACCGGCTACAAGCGAGGTAGACGTACAGATCGCATATGATGATAAGCCTTTTGAGAACGTAAAGACAATCCGAGGCTTCCAGGAGATCATGACTCACACTATGCACATCAATCCATATAGATGTGATCACTTCAGAATCCGGCTGTCGGGACATGGTGCGGTGAGAATCTATTCCCTGGCGATATCCTTCGATGCGGAGAGTGATGAGTATGAATATAAGAATTGACAGACCATCTCTTAACAGGCCAACACCCGAGGAAAACCTTGCGTTGGTGGATAAATGGATAGCGGAAACAGCAGATAAACTCAATATGTTTATCGAAACTATAAACAGAGAAGTGGAAGGAGTAAAAAATGCCTGCGAAAATAGTAACCTTACATGACATAGACAATATGATCATGTATCCCGACACCCATATTGATGCGGTACACATGCCGGACGGCAAGAGGACTCTCCGGGCAGAGCTTGAAGAGCTTGAAGATGACTCCAAGACCATTGAATTCAATAACGATGGCACGATTACGGAAACAAAGACGAATTCGGGGATGTATGTCATTACAGAATTTCCACCCGATGGCACAGTTGTGGAGACATGCTATTACTCCGATGCTACAGTTTATTGGGTGGAGACTACCACATTCAACAATGACGGCTCTATTACTGTTGTAAAAGAATACGCAGATAATACTCCCGAGCCTAATGAAGAGGAAGGAGCAGGGACATGAACGTAGTAGAAGGTCTTAATAAGGTTGATTGTTATGTTACCGGGCATGATGGCAAGACAGTAACCATATCTAATGGAACAAATACCTGGTCGGGTGTTTTGGCAAGTGGTCATGTGGTGTTTATGATTCCCAATATGCCTGCTCCGGCAAAGAGTCCGTACACATGTATTCTTCACAATGGCGATGCATCCGCTGCTGCTCTTTATACGAAGCAGATTGAGCTTGGCTTTGGTGATTCGGTTAAAGTTCCGTTGTTTGCAGGTGATCAGCCGGTTAAACAGAGTCAGCTTGATACCACAAACACAAACGTCACCAATCTAACAAACACAGTAAATGCCAAGATTACCTATGGCACATCAGATAAGGTAGACGGAAGCTCATCTCTTACCACAGGGACAATCTATTGCTATTACTGATAAGGGGATATCATGTCTAAAATATATGTTGGAGCGAACAGCAAGGCCCGAAAAGCCAAAAAAATATATGTCGGAGTTAATGGAACGGCCCGGATGTGCAAGAAGATCTATGTGGGTGTAAATAATAAAGCAAGGTTAGCCTTTTGTTGTTTGCCTACAAACGTAAAAATGATCGGTGGTTATGGACAAGCCGGATATTTTACATATGATGATTCGAGTTATAACAAGCAATCATTTGAAACAGAAAGAAACTTCGGCAACATCTATCTTCGGAAACCCTCGGAGACAATAAGAGTCTATTACGATGGCGGTTATTATGACCAGGAAGTAACAGGCGGTGACAACAATGTTACATTGTATGCGATGCCAAAGTGGGCGAAGTATTGGTATGGAGCAAATGGGCAGGGATTTTTTTCCTACAGCGCATATAACGCATCGACAGAAGAAGGCACTAATGCTATTTGGATATATGGTAATAGCGTTTATTCCGATGATTATTCTTATATTTACTTTAACTCTCCTTCAGCAAGCGATGCTCGATATCTTAATGTACGGATCTCAATGTTTGCGGACAGAGCCAATCCAGGAACAAACCTATTTTACTTGGTTGCCGGTACGGATTTATCCGCACAGATGGCATTGTACGATGGAATGGGCAATGTAACCTATAGAGTATATGTTGGAAGTAATCAACGATGTTATGTAGGGTATCGTGTAGACCTACAATCAGATAGCGGAAGAGGCGATTTGGGTATCGGTGCAATATGGTTTGATTGATCACAGGGGGTGTGCTATCAATAGCGCATCCTCTTCTTTATTATAAGAAGGTAAAGGAGATTATGACATGGCAACAGAGAGGCTATATAACGGATCGTCAAGCAAGAGCGGATCATCCACCAAGAGTGGCTCGACATCCAGGAGTTCCAATGAATCCTGGGGAAGCAGCGACTCTCATACAACTTCCGGCTCTACATCACATAGTGAGGGCGGCTCTACATCACATAGCGAGGGCGGCTCTACATCTCATTCTGTGGGTGGCTCATCCTCACAATCTGTAGGTGGATCGCAATCAAGATCCCAAAGTGTAGGCGGCAATACCCAGGTTGGATCGGGTAAGACATGGGCATCGGGCCAGGTATCGGACAGAACACAGCAAAAGTTCAATGAGGCTACACAGGACTATGTGCGGAGTCAGAAGGTAGAGGATGCGTATGCAAACCTTCAGAGTGCTATAAATGCCAAACCGGCTTTTCAGAGCAAGTTTGAGGATCAGTTGAATTCGATGTATGACAAGATCATGAATCGTGAGGCTTTCACATACGATTTCAACAAGGATGCCATGTATCAGCAATATAAGGATATGTATCAGCAGCAGGGCAAGAGGGCCATGCAGGATACAATGGGACAGCTGTCAGCTATGAACAATGGCTATGGCTCTTCTTATTCGCAGACAGCAGGTCAGCAGACATATCAGAATTACCTTCAGCAGCTTATGGATAGGATTCCCGAGCTTCGTCAGCAGGCTCTCGAAGAATATGATCGTGAAGGCAATAGGCTCAATCAGCAATATCAGCTTACGAATGATGCATACAATCGTGAGTATGGTCAGTATAGAGACAACATGAGTGATTGGCAGGCCGACAGATCCTTCAATCAGAGTGCGTACCAGGATGAGAGAAACTTCGATTATAACCAGGCGCAGAATGACAGAAACTTTTGGCAGAATGAGTATTGGCAGGAGCGAAACGCAGAGCAATCCAATATGAATCAGAGCCAGGGTACGAATTGGAATGAAGGCTACCAGGAAGGTAAGAATTGGTCGAACACCGAGAGTCAGAATTGGCAGGATACAAATTCGAGGAATTGGAGCGATACCGAGTCCCGGAATTGGAGCGATACCGACACAACAGGATGGTCAAATACTCATTCTGATTCATATAACAGATCCCAGGGACGGACAGACACCACAGGATGGCAGGATACAAACAGTTGGCAGAACACAAGCGGATGGAAGGATCACTTCTATCAGCCAACAGGAAGTGGAAGCGGAAGCGCAAGTGCCGGAAACAATGTTCAGTTCTCTGATAAGAATTCGATGGGCGGTGTGTTCTCGGGACAGCAGAGACAGCAGGTAGTCAATGATGTATCCGCTTTGGCAAGACAGGCCAACATGTCCGGCAAGACGGCAGATCAGAATAAGGTAGCAAGCTATCTGAAAGATCTATACAAGAATGGATCGACCGGCTCAAATGGAGAGCATGTCCAATATTCCGTTGAGGATCTGACAAACATCTACAACAGAGCGATAACGATGGATGTCATATCAAATGGATCTCGAAACGGAGCGCAGACTCTTTCAACAGAAGAGATGGCGAGGAAACTTGGAATAAGACTCAATTAAGGAGTAGTCATGGCAAAGAAGAAAACATATTACGATCCGCAGAATGGACAGCATTACTATCACGGAGAAGATATCGGGGCAGCCAATTGGTCTGCTCCCGAATCAGTTAAAGACGAATCTTACATCAATCAGTACAACTATACTCCCTCTTATAACGCATATAGGCAATATCTCGAAGAAGAAGAGCGCAGAAGGAAACGTCTCGCAGAGCAGAATATCCTTGCGCCTACAATCCAGGTAGAGGATGGACAGAAACCCGGTCAGTTCGACACCCAGGCCGCAAGAGCGAAAGCAGAGCCGAGGGTGAGATTTGAGCAGGAGCTTAATAATATTGTGCAATATGATCCGAAGTTTAAGAACATGTCTGCTGAAGAGAAGTACAACATGTTTGCAAAGGAAATAAACGATCAGATGGCAACGGCTGATTATTCTCCCGGAATGCAGGCATGGGCAAAGAATTTACAGGGTGATCCCGAGTTTGATCGCATGAGCGAGGACGAGAAGAAGAGACAGTACATGAATTATCTTGATCGGACGGCAAACGAGAACGGCACGTTGTCCGAAGAACAGAGAGCGGAGCTGTCCAATTACAAGTACAATGGCCTTTCTGACAGAGAAAAGTCTGCCATTGATGCTGTCATGCGGATTCAGAAAGAAGGTTTCGAGGACTATACAGAAGGCGCAAAAGAGACACAGTTTGCAGATCCGACAGGCAGAGGCGCATGGAGTCAGAAGAGATACCAGGAATCAAACCAAGCACTCGACTCGAGACAGGCAGCAAACGAGAGGACTCTTAACGAAGTTCGTGATGAGCTTCGACATCTTGGATGGGATGACAAGAAGATTGAGACCGAGATTGCAAGATACCAGGAGTTAGCTGATTGGAATAAAGTCCAGGATAACCGCAAAGAGATATCAGACAGATTCAATGATCCGAATCTTTCCGCTGTCGAGAAGGCATTGGTTGGCGCAGGATACACGGCTGCTGATATCATTGGCTTCCTTCCCCGGAACATAGACATGATTCGGAATTATTCCACAGAGCGGAATCCGAGTGCGTATGGCTACAATACATCTTCAAAGTATGCGAGCATGTCAAGGAATGCCGAAGAAGGCATCAATCAGACGAGAAATCTGATCGATAGTCCTGTGGGGCAGACCATATATGACATCGGAGTATCGAGTGGAGAGTCTATGTCCGCTGTTCTTATGTCCAAGCTGCTTGGGCCTCTTGGAGAGTCGGCATCGCTTGTTCCGTTCGCATCAAGTGCGTTTGACAGCGGCTACAGAGATGCTGTAAACAGAGGATTCTCACAAGACCAGGCGCAGGCATATGGACTTGCGGTCGGTGGAATCGAAGCTCTTACCGAAATCGTATCCCTTGATAAACTTGCCAAGATGGCTGATGGCAAGAAGATTGGCAGAAACCTTCTGACGAGGATGTTCATGCAGGCCGGCATTGAAGGATCTGAAGAGGTTGCATCAGAAGTTCTTGGTGAATTGGCTGATTGGGCAGCTGTCAAGGTCGGTGGCACAGGTAAAACACAGAGACAATTGGATGTTGAAGCCTACATGGAACAGGGCATGAGCCAGGAAGAGGCTGAAAGCGCAGCCAAACTTGATTTTATAAAGCAGGTAGGTATGGCGGCATTGAGCGGAGCAGGAGCTGCGCTTCCGAACACAGCGGTTGCATCGGCTGTCGGTGCTGTCAATTCCCGATATGGGAAGAATCTCAACCAGGCTATTGCCGACAGATATCAGAGTCTTGAGGTAGAAGGCGATTCTGAATATGAGCAGATGCTCAAGGCCGACAAGGAGAGATATCAGAACAATCCGACACAGTTTGTTGTTGATAATTACAAGGCAACAGACAAGCAGGGCGAGAGGATCAAGGCCGGACTCCAAGAGATAGCAGATAAGGAGAGGGAAGGCAAGAAGCTGTCCGTCTCCGACAAGAATTTCATTGCTGAAAATGCCCAGGTCAACGATGATTTCATCAATAAGCTTTATGATATCAACGATCAGAGCAACATCCCTTATGAGTATAGGGATGTTAAGTATGATGTCACAGAGGATGATGCCCGGACTATGCTTGCCCAGGCGGCAAAGGATGGGGATACTGAAGGCTTCATCAAGGCTATGCAGATGACCAGGAATTCCTCTGATGAGAATGTAGCCAAGAATGCCGAGGAGATCATCTCACAGTATTCCGGCATGGCTGAAACGCATGGAATCACGAAGGAATCTATGGGACAGGCTATGCTCTCCAAGAAGAAGGCATACATTGCCGGTCTCAATGGTGAGGATCTCGGAAACATGTCTGCCGAGAATCAGATTGCATATAACGAAGGTAGAAAAGCATACATCGAAAATAAGACAAAGACTATCACGAATGCATCTGCTGTGCAGAATGCGGTCATGGGTACAAAGGACGGCAGCACAGTTAAGCTGACCGGCAGATTCGATTCTGATGGAGTAGTGACGGCTGATGGCAACAGCGTGAAGGTTGAGGATCTCGATCTTACAAGTGAGTCCGCTATCGCAAAAGCTTATCAGTACGCTGACAACTATAAGAACGTCAATACCAAGAATGACTTTATGCTTGGCATCCAAGCAGATACCAACATAAAGGAATATAACAGGGACTTCAAGAAGGCCTATGATTTGGGCCTGGCAGGGGTCTCTGAAGAGAACATGAAGCAGGGTATTACCACACTTGATGATGATACCCGGATGCTTGCATATGAAGCCGGTCAGAGGGAAGCCAAGATCAAGGCTACCAATGAGATAGATAAGGCCTGGGGAGTAGTCCACAAGGCTGATGGAGTATTCTACAACGATGCCAATGTTGCAGATAAAGGCTTTGTGCAGATGTTTGATAATATTGCTGCCAAGCTCGGTGTAGACATCCATGTAGTCGATGAGATGAATGACAAGGCCGGTGCAAGGGGAAGTTTCGATCCCAAGACAAATACTATCACAGTAAATGCATCGAAGGCGATGGCGGTATTTCATGAGATCGGTGAGTTCTCTGAAGTATATAACAAGGCCGGTTATGATGAGTTGAAGCATGTTGTTGCGGATCTGTCTGTTAAGAAGTTTGGTGCGGACAATTACTCAAGGATGCTCAAGGCATATGAGACAGCCTATGGCAATGCCGGATTGGATTCATCAGCCGATGAGATGTCGGGCGAGATGTTCAATGATGTCATCTCCGCTATGCTCTCAACGGACAAGGGAGCGCAGGCATTTGCCAATTACCTGGCAGATAATTACGATGCGCAGCAGGCCAAGACTCTTGGGCAGCAGGCGGCAGGCATTGTTAAAAAGCTCGCAAATGCCATAAAGAAGCTCGCATCTCCCGAGAAAGGGAATCTGTCGGGCGAGTACCAGGAAGCCGTATATCAGATCGCTGACGAGCTTTCAGAGCATGCAGATAAGTTCATCTCCATGCTTGATAAGGCTGTACAAAATTATCAGAAGGCGGCAGGAATAGACACAACAGAACAGGCCATAAACGAAACCACAGAGTTAGTCGGCATTGGATATGATGCGGACGATGGTTTTGTGTACCCTGCGGATTATAGTCTTGAAACGTGGAATGCATCAGAATATCAGACAGACAGGAAGGCAGCAGCAGCAGACTTGAGCAAAGTGATGAAGATATCACAGAAGAAGGCTCTTAAATACATCGATGATATCAACAGCATTGCCAAGATTATAGCGGATGACCGGGTAAGGCTTGATTACGAATCCGATGAGGGGAGTGCCGTAGTGTCCAATTCTGATTATGGTGCATCGGTTGACTTCTCCACAATATGCAAGAAGAGACTTCTTTATACCGGCACATTACAGCAGATACAGAAGCAGATCGGGAATAGAGTCATTACAGTTGATGATTATCTTGCTATTAGACAGGCTATGATCAGAGATAATCTCGAGACAACATGCGGATGTTGTTATGTAGAAGGCTCAAGGGCGAAGCTCGGTGGATTCATGAAGGAATTCATCAGAAAGTATGCAGCCACAAAGCCAAAATACGTTCCTACCATGTATGACGTAACGATGCCGGATGGAATCAGAGATCTTCGGGCAAATCATCCCGAGGTATACCAGGCAAGGGAGTTCTTCCTCAATAATTACGGAAAGATCAACAAAGAAGATACCGAGACTCTGTTTAGTTCCCAGGGTAAACCAAAGGATTACACAGAGAGAAAAGCCTATAAGGGCGAGATTCTCAAGATGTTTAAGAATAAGCCTGCGAAGGTTGCCGAGAAGAATCTCAATGGCGGCCTGCGTATGCAATCATTCTCTGATTTTGAAGTTGTAAACCTTCTTGATTGTATGCAAGTTATTACAGACATGTCCAGGTGCGGACTTGCCGGACAGGCATATACAAAGGTTAAGAATTTTGCTGATGCTCTTGGTAACACCGGCCTTAAAATCAATTGTTCTATCATGGCAAAGGATGTAGATAAAAACGGCAATCTTATACTTGATGAAGTAAACGGAATGAAGAGAGCCGATGCGGAATACCTGCGCAATAAGTATTCAAAGAATGTAGGTACGATCATAGTCTGCTTTACTGATGAGCAGATCAAAGCTGCCATGAGGGATGATTTCATCGACTTTATTATTCCCTTCCATAGGTCTCAATGGCAGAAATCACAGTTCGAGGCTCTTGGACTTCCGAAGAACACAAGGGATTACACAAACTATCAGAATGACAGAATCATTCAGAAGAATGGTAGTCTCAAGAAAGCCGATCATTCTTATATGAGCAACGAATATTGGGATTATTCCAAGACCGGCAGGGAGAATGCCGAGAAGTATATCGACATGTGTAACAAAGACGGAAAAGCTCCTGTTTTTGATTTCCTGCTTGAGAAGGATAGCAAAGGTAAATACTATCTGCCCGAGGGTGCAGATGGCTATTTCAAGCTGCTTATAGACTTCAAGATGTATGACAACGATGGGGTAGGATCTCCGCAGATGCCGGTAAGGCCCGACTTCAGCCTGGAAGAGTGCAAGCAGATGCTCATGGAGTATGAGGGCGGTCATGAGTCCTTCCCGGTAGATCAGAAGATAGCCGATGAGTTTACAAAGAAGATCGTCAAGAGGGAGAAAGAATTCAAGTATTCCCTGGATGTTGATTCAGAGGGCAATAAGCTTACTGACGGACAGAAGGAATACTTTAAGGACTCCAAGATAACAGATGACCAGGGACATCTCAAAGTTATGTATCATGGGTCTCCCAATCAGTTCACAGTATTCGATCCCAAGAAGCTTGGCGGCAAAAATGGTACAGCTGAAGGATTTGGTATTTACTTTGCCGACACCCAGGAAGTCACGAAGGCTTATGGCGATGAGCAGCTTAAAGGATATCTGAACGTCACACATCCGGCATCATCCTTTGAAAAGACCATTAAGGCAAATGATTTGTCGAAGCTTATAAAGGCAACGGCAATAAAAGAGGCCGAGCAGATGGTAGCAGATGGTGAATACGATACTGTTGATGATGCAATCAAGGATTCCTGGGTATCCAATTATGTCAATACATATGAGACATCTATGGATGCTGCGTATAAGCAGGTCGCAGATGAGATTCTCAAGCTGAATGGCAATGACATGGACATTATCCAGGAAGTCATGGCAGGACTTGGTATAAGGGATTATGCGCAGGCATATGACTTCTATGAGACTCTGACCGATACTCTTGGCATTGACGGATATGTTACCAATTGGACAGGCTCTAATGGGGAGACATCCGGCATTGTTGTTGCGTTTAACAGCAATCAGTTTAAGAACATTGACAATGAGAATCCTACAAGCAATGAAGATATCAGATACTCGATAGAAGTAGATGATAATGGACATAATTTTGTTAATATCCAGGATGATATTATCTCGAATCTTACGGATGATGATCAGATCAAAGACTATGTAAGAACATATCTGTTGGAGTATTTCCCACGAATAGATATGAATGGATTTGAGCTTCCTCTTAATTCCGATTCGAGAAGTGAATACACAGACTCTAGATACTCACAGAGAATACAAGCACAGGCGCATAACTTGTTTATGGATAAGATGCGCATGGCAGCAAACCTGGATGAAATAGTTAATACGGCAGACGGATATAAGTACGAAAAGCCGAAACATAAGAGAAAAGACGATAAGATAGGTTTTGTTAGAGGGAATATCCCTGTGAGAGTTGGAAGCAATGATTATATCGCAGATGTTGTGCTTGCAGACAGGAAGAATGCAGGTTTGATGTTCTATGACATAATCAACCTTGTTCCGACAAAAATAAAAACAGCCGCCAAACCGATTTCTCCGCAGAAGCAGAGTTCGCAGACAGCAGCTGTTCCTAAACAAAGTGTAGCACAGAATGGTCAGAATATCAAGCATTCTTTAAATGTAGGATATCATGCAGGTAATCTTGGAAAGTCCGAGTCATTATTCCAACAGAGCGGTGGCAGAAATACAGGACATTTCGGTACAGGTACATATTTTGTAGGGGACGAGAGCAAGATAAATGATCTGTCGGGATATAAAGACAGACCGCATCATGCTGTAGATTTCTCAAAATATAATCTGTATAGGCCTTCCACGGCAGCCAAAGGTTTACAGTTGCATGATTTCCTGGGAGATATAGATGCGTTCTATAAAACAGCAGATGATGCGATAAGATCCGAGAGAGAATGGGAATCACGCAAGGATGAACTTGAGTATGTTCTTGATGCGGATAATTTTGAAGGAAAGACTATAACTAAAGCAGAGGCATTAGATGAAGCAAGGAGACTCTTCGGGGCAAACGAGCTTCAGCAGGCTATCTCTCATGAGCTTGGAGATGGATATTGGTATGGAAACAACGATATATATGACGAGAAGAATGATCGCCATATGACATATGCAGAAGCTGTAGAAGATTGGGAATGGGAAAGATTCGCAGATATGATTGCTAATATCATATGGGACAATAGGTATGCTCCTAACTACATCGGACATCTCGAATCTTTTGATAAAAACCTGGCAACAAACGCAATGGAGCTGTTTGGTATTACAGAGGATCGTGCAAAAGAGATCATTAAGGGAATAAGAGAAGAGATAAAAGCTGCTAATTACGGATATGAAGAAATGAGGACAGCAGACTCCGCAGCTACGAGATTTATGAAGGCCCTGGGATACGAAGGTATTGATGTAAGAGGCCTCAATGGACTTGATAATACCACATATGGATCGGTCATTTACGATCTGAAGGGTGAGGATCTCGAACAGAAGATAGCTAATGGTGCGAGATATTCCATCCAGGTCGATTCGGACGGCAGAGAGCTTTCGGAAGGACAGCAGAGATACTTCAATGATACGAAGGTTGTCGATGATGAAGGCCGGCTAAAAGTTATGTATCATGGCACAACAAAGGGCGGTTTTACAGTATTTGATCCCGAGTTTTCAGATGACAAGACATCGTTGTTCTTTTCTGACAGCATTGATGTTTCCGAGTCTTATGTTGGCAAGCGCAATATTCTCAATCCTTATGAGTTTGTAGCTCCGATAGAAACAGCGGAAGATGCTGTCAAGTACATGAAATCTATAGGATACAAAGATTTCAAGAAGGAAGATGTTCCTTATCTTCCCGATGGTACGGAGAAGAGTTTAGAAGAGATGGAATCCGCAACAGAGGATAGATACGGATTCTATGATGAGAACGGACAGTATTATAACTTGTCAGAAGATATGCTCATCAAAATTGCAAACTTCAAGAGGCCAAAGAACAGCGGTATTTATTCGGTATACCTTAACATCAAGAATCCGTATGAGATTGATGCCAGGGGCAATAATTGGAGTACCATGAATGGCAAAGAAGAAGGCATTCCCGATGGTTTTGAGTTGTCAGATCTTCAGATATTGCCTAATTACGATGACGAATATGAGGACGATGTCTATACTGTTTCGTCAGTATTCCAGGATTTCTACGAAATCATGACGGCAGATGAGATCGAAAGAGAGCTTGGTAAAGATATAGCTGATGTTGTAAGAAGAAACGGCATGATTAACTATCAGAAGTTCTACTTCAATCCCGATACGAAAGAGTTCCTGCCGGATAATACCAGGACAGCGGCAGCATATGCTAAAGATATGGGATATGATGGTGTCATTATTCGGAATGTTCGTGATAATGGTGGCGCAAGTGCTAACGATACATTGGCATCCAAGCCTTCTACAGTTGCTATTGCATTCAATTCCGAGCAGGTTAAGGATATCGATAATCTGAATCCTACGTCATCCGAGGACATCCGCTATGCGCTTGATCTTGATGAGGGCGATAGTTGGGTAGACTTTGATTCAATCCTGGGTAGGGATACCACAGAGAAGATGACAGAAGATAAAGCTGTGAATATTCTCGAGAAGGGTATGGAAGCTCTCAAGAATCAGAATGTGGATGTACCGAAGCTGCGTAACCTGGCTCTCAAGCTGCGTAATGAGTACGGCTCGGGATACAACGTAAACGAGCTTACTGACAGATTGCAGAAGGCATTTGCATACATGCAGACCGAGGATCATGTCGATTATCAGACGATGATGGGCATCCTCAAGGATATTGCAAGACCGGTAATAGAGTCGAGTGGTGAGAAAGTTGGTGAGCAGGAGTACAAAGACTTCTTGTCAAACTTCAAGGGCAGGAAGATCAAGCTCACAGCAAAGCAGAAGGAAGAAGTCAAGTATGCGCTTGGATCATATGGCAAGTTCCGTAATGCGATTATGCCTATTACGATATCGGACAATGGTGATACCACCCTTGATCAGATATGGGATGAATTGGTAGAGCAGAGCGGATACATGCTCGACAGGGATGCTGTAGAAGGCGAGATGCCGTTGAATCTTTTAGATACCTTGCAGGCTATGAGGCCAACAGTACGCAATGACTTTGGTGGTGATCTTGAGGATATGTCCCGGGATCTTGCAATGCGCATAGTCCAGGAATATATCGAGGGCGAGACAGCCAAGCAGATGGGCAACGAGATCAAGGAATATCGTGCAAGGCTCAAGAAGGACTACCAGGAGCGCATGAAAGAGCTTCAAGGCAAGGTCAATGCAGAAGCCAGGGCAAGGAACAAGAGAAGAGCCGAGCAGGCAAAAGAGCGTGAAGATGTCCGCAGGCTGAAACATGATATCAAGATCCAGGCAAAGAAGCTCTTCCAATGGGTAGAAAAGCCTACAGAGGGTAAGAGTGTTCCGCATAACATGGTAGTGCCGGTAATGCAATTCTTGCAGGCCATTGACTTTGTTGATCCTGTCATCACGATGGGTGAAGATGGCAAGTGGCATACAAGAGTATTTGACCGGGTAGACTATGACAACGGACGTAAGAAGTTTGTATATCATGATCTTTCCGGGGATTCCTACGAAGATGTTCTCAAACAGTTCAATGAGGCTATAGGCAGGGGAGAAGGCTCAAAAGAGCAGAGATCCTGGGCCGAGAAGATGCAGGGTATGCGTGAGATCTACGATAAAGTCCTTAAAGATTCTGACTTTGAGGATAACTCGATGGACTTCCTCATGCAGACGTTGGATGCGCAGGGCCTGGCAGAGGACTTTGATCAGCTGCTTGCGGATCATAAGGGAGAGCTTTCCATGAATCATCTCAATTCGAGAGAGCTTACCCTCATTGATAATATTACAAAGAACATTTTCCATGCTGTAAACCAGGGCAATAAGGCATTCTCATCGAATGTCGATATCAATAACCTGGCTCAATCAACTATACAGGATTCAGAAGGCAAAGAGCTGAAGAGCAGAAACAGCATCCTCAAGGGTATGTATAAGATGCTCCGGCTTGACAACGTCACACCGAGGACGTTCTTCAAACTTCTTGGCTCAAGAGGAAGCGAGGTTTATAAGTTCCTGCGTGGCGGTCTCAACCAGGAGATAGTTGATCTGAAGAAGGCATCCGAGTTTATGGAGAATGCTATGCAGGGTGTCGATGCGAAGAAGTGGACAGGCCCTAACGCTACGATTCATGAATTCGCACTTACAAACGGCTCTGTAAAGATGACAGATGCGCAGATCCTGGGACTTTATTACACGATCCGCAGGAATGGCGGCCTTGACAGAATAAAGGGCGGTATCGTTGTAGACGATATCAAGACGAATAAGGATCGCATAAGAAAGCAGAATGCTATACATCTGACCGAGTCCGACATAAAGAAGATAGAATCCGTACTGACTCCCGAGCAGATCGAGCTTGGTAAGAAGATGCAACAGTACATGGCAAGCGATTGTTCCGCACAGGGTAATGATACATCCTTAAAGCTGTATGGATTCAAGAAGTTCACGGATGATACATATTATCCCTGGACAGTAGATAAGGATACAGTTCCTACAAATAACACAAGCGAGAATATTCCGATGTTTACCGGCATTGAGCGTTCGGGATTCACGAAGCAGCTGAAGGAAGGCGCATCGAATCCGCTTGTGATAAGAGATATCTTCGATGTATTTACCGATCATGTGGCGCAGATGGCAGCTTATCACGGCTATGCCGCATCCGTAAAGGATACCCTGCGGTGGATGAATTACAGGGAAAAGAGTTCCGGCAACGGATTTGATACCTGGATCACCAATAAGAGTGCAATCAACAAGCTGTCGGGAGATGAGGGCGGTGTAGGCTATATTACGAAGCTCCTTCTTGATATCAACAAGGCCAATAAGTCACAGTACATCGGTAACTTCACAGATAGGCTGATTGGAAACTACAAGGCCGCAGCTGTCGGAGCAAACCTTCGAGTAATAGCACAGCAGCCTACAGCATACTTCAGAGCATTGAATCAGATCGATGCCAAGTACCTGTTTACTGTCAATCCGGCTACAGCCATAAAGAACATCAAGAAGTCCCAGGAACAGAGTCCGATATCCTGGTGGAAGAGCAAGGGATATTATGAGACCAATCTTGGACAGCCTATCAAAGAAATCGTGACAGGTATTGCCACACCTGCCGAAAAGGCGAAGGATATCATGATGTCACCGGCAGGATGGGCAGATGATGTTACATGGGGATTCCTGTATACGGCTGTAGAGAATGAGCAGAGGGCCAAGTACCGGGGACAGAAGATCACACCCGAGGAGTTCCGTAAGGCTGTCAATGATAGGTTTGATGAGGTAGTGGATAACACCCAGGTTGTTGACTCGACTCTCCACAGGTCACAGTACATGAGGTCGAATGACAGACTCAACAAGCTTCAGACGGCATTCATGGCAGAGCCTACAAAATCCTACAACATGCTTCTTGAAGCCGGTGTAGAGGACATGAGGGAGAAGTCCGGCAAGCGTACAGCAAGGGCCGTGACAGCGTTCCTTTTAAGTGCATTGGCAACGAGCGCAGCTGCTGCGGTAGTAGATGCGATGCGTAAGAACAATGATGATGAGGATTGGTGGGAGACATGGCTTAACAATCTGAAGGAGAACATGGCTGATAACATAAATCCCTTCAATCTCTTGCCGGTAGTTAAGGATCTGTCCGCAGCAATATACAATCAGATCACAGGTACATCGACATATGGACAGAGCGGAAACCGATTCGATATCGAGGCTATCTCTTCTGTAATGAATGCGGTAAATGCATGGCAGAAGATGCTCGAGGGTGAAAGCAACAAGACTCCATACGGATTTGTACTTACGAATCTGAAGCCGATATCACAGATCACAGGTATTCCGGCATATAACCTGGTTAAAGATGCGGTGGCTCTCTACAATTCGTTCTTTGAGAATATTCAGACTACAGTATCAAGCAACAGCACAGCAAAGAACGAGCGCAAGAAAGAGCTTATCTCGGATCTGAAGAGAGAGAAGTCCGATGAAACCCTGGATGAGACCATAGTCGATGCTATCAATCACGGAGTATCGATATACGATCTGAAGGGTGCGGTGCAGAGCGAGTACAAGAACAAATACTTTGATGCATTCTCCGAGGGTAACGAGGAAGAAGCAAGGGATATAGCCAATACAGCAGCCAGGGCATACGCAAGGATGGGTCTTACTGATGAGGAGATAGATGAGATTATCAATGATTGGCAGGAAGAGGTCATTACATATTCCGCACTTGATAAGGCCATAGCAAGCGGTGAGGGAATAGTCGAAGAGGCACAGCGTGTGATGGAAGCAAAAGATGAGGATAGGATCATCAAGCACATCATGGACAGATTCTCGCAGACAGTTGCTTTCGAGGATACCCATGAAACCGAGTCAGAATGGCGCAAAAACGTAGAGACAGCACTTCAGACAGTAGATGGCACACTTGACTTCGATAAGGCCCAGGAAGAGGCCCTGGCGAAGAAAAAAGCGCAGGAAGAAAAAGCCGCAGAGACAGCAAAGAATCAAGCGATGAAAAATGACTTTTTCGATGCGGTTGAAAAGAAGGATGGATCTGCCGGAAGAAAAGCTCTCGAGACCATGAAGAAGGAAGGAATTGAGGCAAAGACAGTAAAATCCGCAACGTCAACCAAGTATCATGACATGTGGAAGGAAGCCAAGAGCCAGGCTGAAAAGGACAAGGCCAAGAGCGATTGGAAGAGCGCATATACTTTAATCAATACAGTATACGGCTCGAAGTCAAATGATCTTGATAAGACCTGGAATGATTGGGTAGAGGATCAGAACAAGAAATAGTGACAGGGGGTGTGCTATCAATGGCGCACCCTCTTTTGTATGATGGTGAGAGAAAAGGAGATAAAACTATGGTTGTTAATTATAATATGGTGATAGATTTTGCCAGGGAGAATAAGTCAAACACTATTCTGATAGCCGAGGACGATGCCAATTCCAGGAATTGTCGGTTTACTCTTCTGTTTGATAAAAAACCTTTCGATATGACAGGTGTAAGAACAGCGGAAGTCCGGGCGGTAAAACCTTCGGGAGCTATCGTAATTGGCACAGCTACACTTATCGTAGATGAAGATGAGCATCTGATAAACCGGGTAGATTACCTGCTGCCGCCTTCAATGACCGATGAATCCGGCACAGTAACAATAACGATCACGCTTGCCGACAATGTCGGAGCGAGAATATCTTCTTTTGATTACTATCTGAAAGTAAGGAATGCGCTGTATAACGAAGATGACTATATCGATGATGACGATATGGCAGGTTTCAGAGACCTTCTGAATCGTACCAGGGCGGCTCTTGAGAGAATGGAGCAGATGGTACAGAATGATGCGCTTCCGAATCCATATCCTATACGAATCACAGTAGACGGAGTTGAATATGAGTACACAGGTGAGGACTTGGTGGAGATCTTCATGGGCAAGGTTGCCTATTGGGGAGAGCCGACAGGTCTTGTTGAAGTTACCGAAGATGACTCTGCGGCAGCGGTTGCGGTTGCGGCTGCTGAAGCTGCTGAAGGCTACAAAGAAGGTTGTGATGAAGTCCTTGCAGAGGTTACCGATATTGTAAATAACTTCGATTCTGCAATCCCGACAGTAACAGTTACAAAGGATACCGAGCATCACCAGGCCATTATTACTGTTACCGATATTCATGGAGTTACATCAACTTCTATAGATGATGGTATGCCTGGGCCGGAAGGCCCGGAAGGCCCGACAGGCCCTCAAGGTGCGACAGGCCCTCAAGGCCCGACAGGCCCTCAAGGCCCGACAGGCCCTCAAGGCCCACAAGGCCCTCAAGGCCCGGCAGGAGCTTCCAATTGGGGAGAAATAGGTGGCACACTTTCCAATCAGACCGATCTGAAGGATGCGCTCGATACAAAGTACGACACAAGCGATTCGACAATTAGTTATGTGGCAAATGATGATGTTTTCCCTATCTTGGCAGGGCAGAATGTAGGAAAAAGAAAAGTAGCTTTTTCTACCATTAAGACATATCTGAAAAACTTTTTCGACACTATTTACTCGGCATTTTCAAGCACAGAGAGTGAGTTAAGAGATACAGTAGGTTGGGTTTGCAAGAATAAGCTCAATATAACTCTCGATGACTTGAAGGCACTCAATACCACAGGAACATGGTCGGGCAATGCGTATACTGTCAGCGGTGTTACGTTTACTGTCAGCACAAATGCAGAAGGCTATGTATCGGGTATTGCAACGAGTGGAACATCATCTGCGGCGATATCCTTCTATATGCTCTATGGCCAATATTCATCATTCAGCAATAAATTTCCCCAAGGAGAAACATTTATCATCAATGGCTGTCCGAATGGCGGTGCTTCTTCGGGTGGTTTCAAAATGTTCTTCGGAATCGGCTCGGGAGTACAGACAGACATCACAAGTTCCGCAGATATTTGGCGGCAGATTCCTTTAGTCGGCATCTATTCGGGTGACTATCTGACATTCTCTATCGAGGTTGCGAGTGGTGTCAACATGGCAAGCAAGACGTTTAAGCCGATGATTCGTGATGAGATAATCGGCTCAAACGTTTATGACTCATACCATGAGAATGTAGATTATGTTAAAGCCAATAGAGATGAAGTAAAAGATGTTATTGGTTGGAGTGGAAAGAATCTCCTTAATGTAGATACAGCTTCTGTTTCGTCATCAACAGGGACAAACTTTGCAAAAACATCTACTGGCTATCGAGTATATACAAGTTCCGCAGGAACATATAGACAAATATATGTAGCACTTAATTTGCCAAAGAATACTGATATTATTTTGACAGGAAGAATCACAGTAACAAGCGGCAAAGGACAAATGACAGTTGAAAAAAGTTCTGATGGTTCTACATGGGCAAGTGCAGGGTTTGTAGGTACAGGCGGAGAGACTACAACTAGCAAAGATTATGAAATGTCTGGCAACATTGGAGACGCAAACTATGCGAGACTCTGTATATTCTGCACAAGAGCAACATCCGAATCGGGAGATATTACAGCATCTAATCTTATGCTCCGTCCTGCATCCATAGTAGATGATACCTACGAGCCATACCATAAGAGCGTAGAAGATTGGTATTGGGAGAACAACCCGAATGCAGGGGTTAAAAACCGCTTTAATTATAGTGATATAAAATCGGGCGGTACATACGCAACAATTAACTCTGATGGCTCGTCAATAGAAATAAAAAACGCTACTGCGGCATCGTATATAAGCACACAGTTTAGAATGCCCGTTGAAGCAAATAAAGATTATAAGTTTACCGCAAATGCCGTTTATACAAGTGGTGTTGCGTGTGTTGAAATCTCTACAGCCGGAGATACAAGAATTGTAATATCTGACCGAGTTTCTGCAAACTTAAATGTCGATTTGGAGTTTAATTCGGGCAACAATACGACAATAGTTGTAAAGTTGTTTAGTACCATGCAAACAAGCGAAGTTGGAGATATTACATACAATAATATCATGCTTTCTGATGCGGCAGACACCGACAGCACTTATCAGCCATATGCAGAAACAAACCAAGAGCTTACCAAGTCGAAGTTATCCTATGCAGATAATGGTATATTGGGTGCGAAGAATTGGTTTAATCCATTTGCTTTTATGTTTAGTGGATCGGCACTTACAACAATAACAGATAATGGTAAAACAATCAGAGTAGCGAGTGATACAGCAGGTACTTGGAAACACGCTGACTTTCAGACTTTTGTAGAAAAAAATACAGATTATGTATTTACAGTAGATGCGGATTATACAAGCGGTGAGGGAGCCGTTGGTATAGCCGACATGAACAATTCAACTTTAGTTGATGGTACTCCGTTTAAGGCTGATACTTCTATAAAATTAGCCTTCAATTCCGGCAATAATACTTATGTTCGTATTAAATTAGTATGCACAAGAGGTACAAGCGAAGTTGGTGATGTTACATTTAATAATGCCATGCTCCGTCTAGCATCCGATCCCGACAGCACCTATCAGCCATATGCTATGACAAACCAAGAGCTGACGGATATCGTTAAAGGCACAACAGACCAGATATCATACATAAAAGTAGGTAAAATGGTGCAATTAAAATTCACCGGCGATGCAATTACAAACGAAGATGGTCAAACACTTGGAGTATTACCTGTTAAATGTAAACCTGTAGATTCAATGTCTTTTTGTACTAAAGTATATAATGGGTCAAGTTATGTAGATGCCGTTATATGGATTCAACCTAATCGTGCGGTCAAGCTTAAAACAACAGGTGGTAGTACAGTAACGGGTGCGCAACCAAAATTTATTTTAAGTGGCGCAATTTTCATGTGCGAATAGGCTACATATGAATAAACTTATACAAATAATAATCGCAACATTAATATTCACAGCATTGGTAGGTATTGGAGTAGCATGTGTACTACTAACAAATCCGTTGTAAGAATGGGCGATATAACTGGCTATGACGATGCAGAAGTTGTCGAAGTAGAAGAGGAAGAAGAATCAGAATAGACTTGCCCATTTAGCATGGGAAGCAAGGGCATCCTTCGGGGTGTCCTTTTTTATGTTTCATAAATGGTACGCAGGTTTCAGATATGAAACTATTATTCCGGCATTCATGATGCTATGCTTTAATTACCAAAACGAAAGGAGCATAGCACTATGAAGATGACTAACGAAGAAATCAAAGTATACTTACAGTACGCAAAGGTTTTACTCGCTATCCATAAAGTCAAAGATGCACAGGTTGATGAGGCACTTGATATTGCTATCGACACCTTCGATGACGAAAAGGAAGCACACAGAGATTATTTGCTCTGATCATGTTGAATAGAAAAAGGGGGTGTGCTATATTAGCACATCCCTTTTGTTGTATGCTTGATATATGAAAACATTAGATAAAGTATTGATCATAATAGGAATATTTCTTGCAGCGTTTATCATTGCCACAGTTGTCATCTATACATGCAATGGTTGGCCTTACGATACACTTATTCCCTGCGTGGTCGGGGGATCTGTGCTTGAGGCAATAAATACTATGCTGATCACAGTAAGCAAAGTCAAACATGGGAAAGTAGACGAGGTGGCTGAATGAATGGAGATCAGATAGCAACAATAATAGTCGGTGGATTGTCATTAGTGGGATCTCTTGCCGGTACATTTGGGGGCATTATGGCATCGAGCCGCCTCACCGGGTATAGGATCGAACAGCTTGAGAAGAAGGTAGAGGCATATATAAGCAATCATAACGATATTGTGGCAAGGGTTATAAAGCTCGAAGATAATGACAAACTGTTTGAAGAAAAGCTCAAAGTAGCAAATCACAGGATCGATGATCTTGAAAAGAAGGGAGACTAATTATGGATTGGAAACAGAAATTATCAAGTAGGAAGTTTTGGATATGCGTAGCAGCATTTCTTGGCTCTGTAGCAGCTTCAATTGCCGGAATATGCACATCCGATCAAGTAGTTGTAGCCATTGGTATGGTCTGCGGCATTCTTTCAGCTGCAATATACGCATTCTGCGAAGCCTGGGTAGACGGAAAGGCCGTACAGAATGTCGAGTTCGAGGATGAAGATGAGGAATAGACAAGTCATAGTAGACAAGATGCGTTCTTGGGTGGGATGCCATGAAGGTGATTCCACCCATAAGCATATTATAGACACATACAATGCCCATAAGCCTCTGCCGAGGGGATACAAGGTGAAGTATACCGATTCCTGGTGTGCGACCACAGTATCCGCTGCGGCAATTGAGTGCGGCTATACAGATATCATTCCGCTTGAGTGCAGCTGTCAGCAGATGATTGATCTATATAAGGTCATGGGCATATGGGTAGAAAACGATTCATACGTTCCCTCACCTGGCGATGTCATCTTTTATGATTGGCAGGACAGCGGTGTAGGCGATAATGTCGGATGGTCTGATCATGTCGGTGTTGTCGAGAAGTGTGACGGCAATATTATTGTAGCCATAGAAGGCAACAACAAGGATGGAGTGAATAGGAGAAGTATCCAAGTCAACGGAAAGTATATCAGAGGATATGGTGTACCGAGGTATGACAAGGATACAGCCTCGTTTCCCAAGAAAGCACAGGGACTTGATCTTTCCCAAAACCAGGGAGCTATAGATTTTACAAAGGTCAAGAAGGCAGGCATTGACTTTGTCATCTTGAGATCTACGTTAAAAAGCAATAAACCCGATTCCAGGTTTGAACAGTATTGGGATGGTGCGAAGAATGCCGGTATTAAAATAGCAGGAGTATATAAGTATTCCTATGCCAGGACAGTTGCAGAGGCGCAGAAAGAAGCCGAGGGTGTTATCAAGCTGCTTAATGGTCGAAAGGTGGATATATGGCTTGATATAGAGGATGCGAGTCAGATATCTCTTGGAGTGGATGGCATAGCGCAGATAATCACCACATTTCTTACAACATGTGTACAGGCAGGCTACGAAGTTGGAATATATTGTAACCTTAATTGGTATAACAACTATGTCAAAGATGATATAAAGAAGATATGCAGATTTTGGATTGCCCGGTATTCCAAGAATGACAACGGATCTATTCCCGAGAGTCTACGTCCCAACATAAAGGGAGCTGTTATGTGGCAATACTCGAGCAAGGGCAAAGTCAACGGAATATCCGGGAATGTAGATAGAGATATCATGCTGTAGTTTCAGTTTTGAAACTTCAAAAGTGAAACTATATATTTCCCAATATTGCATGTATTATGCAAATAGGGGAGATATATTATGATTATTGCGGATTTTACCAAGCCGGAGCTTGATTATTTGAGAGACAATTGTAACTTTGTAGGGGATGAGATATATCTTTTCGAGGCCCGGAGTCGGGGTGTGCCGTTGGAGCGGATCGCTGAAGATCTGAATATGTCACCATCTGCCGCCAGGGCCTTGAGCCGCAAGGTCAATAAGAAGATTGTAAGGGTGAGTAAATGATCGTTTATTTCGCTATCCTAATAGTGTCATTGCCGATATTATTATTCAATTTAGCATTGCTGTTTTCACACAGAAAATAATGTAACAAATTGCATACTTTTTAAGCACTTTCATTGAATTGAGAGTGCTTTTTTTGTTGCCTAAAATTAAGGTATGGATATCAAGAAACTATACGAAAAAGTAATACAGAGCGCAGAGGTACATGACATTCCGCTTCTTCACATTCTTACAGTATTGAATGTTGTAATGGATGTGATAGGTGGTGGAGAGTGTTTCTACAAAAACGAGTAAGGGGGACGAGAATATGTATCCTATTTATCCGACAGTATCACCTTTTGTTCCGCAGGCGCAGCAGCAGACTATTCAGTATGTGAATGGGAAGCAGAGTGCAGAGTCCTATCAGATGCCGGCTAACTCAAGCGTAATTCTTATGGACTCCAATCTGCCGAGATTCTATCTGAAGCAGACCGATGCAAGTGGCCTGGCTACGATAAGATCCTATGACTTTAAAGAGACCGAGCAGGAGAAGCCTGCGGAATATGTAACCAAGTCAGAGTTCGAGTCATTCAAGGCCGAGATGAAGGGGGTAGCACATGAATCCGTTAATGATGTTAGGGAATAACAATATGCTGATGCAGGCTATGGGAGCGATGATGCGAGGGGAGAATCCCCGGTCATTTATCAAAAACCTGGCTGCTTCCAATCCACAGTTGCAGGGCCTTAACCTGGATGACTTACAGGGTACGGCTAAAGCTCTATGCGAGAAGAATAATATCGACATGAATCAGTTGTCGAATCAGATCCGAGAGTTTGCAAATTCTAACAATAAATAATATTACGAAAGGAGAAAAACTATGAACGAATCATCATTCGGTGGCGAATGGATCTTCGCCTTTTTGATTATCGCTGTTCTCTTTGGCGGTGGAAACTTCGGCTTCGGTGGCGGTAATGCAAATGTAGCAGCTTATGCTACAATGGCAGATGTGAATGCGGCAATAGCTGCACAGACGAGTGCTGCCAATCAGCAGGCTATCCTGCTCTCAAGTGCCAACAACAACTATGAAACAAGCCGTTTAATCTCGGATCAGAACATGACAATGATGAATCAGAATAATTCGAACATCATCAATGCCATCCAGGGATTTAACAGCACAAATGCAGCCCTGGCGAGTGGCTTTGCATCTGTAAATGCCAATATCGCTGACTTGGGATTCCGCATGGAGAAATGCTGCTGCGACATCAAGACACAGATGCTTGAACAGAGACTCCAGGATACGCAGCAGGCTCTTGCAGATGCAAGGAATGTGGCTGTAAACCAGGCTCAAAGCGAATTTTTACTCAATACAATGGGTAAATGGATCGCCAATGCACCGGCTACAGCATGAGGTGTAAGCTATGAAGAAGATAAAGAAGTATGTCGAAGAAATAGCTGAAGAGCTGAAGAGTGCGAAGTGCTACATGGAGAAGGCTCTCGAGTACAAGGCTATGGGGAATAATCTTCCTCGGAGCATGGATCGTTACAACGGATACAAGACTATGTCGGTACAGGAGCTTGAACATGCTATGCGCCTTCATCAGTATGCGGTAGAGGACATCGAACAGCTTCGGGCGGTTTATCCCGATATTCCGCAGGAGATGCAGGATGAGTGGGATCATGCCCATGTAGAGTACGTTGAGAAGGCAGCATGGATCAAACAGATGCAGCAGATGTAGGTAACGTATAGGTAACAAAAGTACCTATAGAGCCTGTAAAAACGTGGGTTGTGAATCTGTATCAAGGATGCGATGGCTTAAATAACACACGTTACAAAACCCTTGTTATTCTGTAAATACAGAGTAGCAGGGGTTTTTCTTATCTCCATAATTAAGCATAGTTAAGTGTCGTTAAGTGTCGTAGGTAACAAATAGGTAACATTATAGGTAACAAATAGGTATCAAAACCTTACCTGGTTGATCGCATCCGATAGTTCCTTCATGGACAGATGGACATAGACATTCTCAAGAAGGCTATCGGGTTTGTGTCCCATAAGCCTCTGAATGATTACCGGCTGAATCTGTAGGGACGTACATTTCGTGGCAAAGGTATGCCGGGTATCATACGGAGTATGTCCCAGGATCTTCTTTGAGAAGTGATAATATTGCGGCCTGGTAAGAGTCAAGGGATGATCCTTAAACCTTGCCACAAGGTCAAATACGGCATCATTTATAGGTATAGTCCTCTCGGAGTATTTGTTCTTGGCCTGCCGGATAGTTATCGTTCTGTCCTCAAGGTTGATATCCTCGGGAGACAGATCCATAAATTCCTTTATCCTCATTCCCTGGTGCAGAAGAATGATAGCGAGAGCATATTCATCGAGATCTGATTTCTTCCACATGTCTTTGATCTCGTCATCCGTGAAGATCTCTCGTTGGAGAATAGTCTGTTCCTGTTCAAATTTTACATAGTCGGTGTAATTTTTTTCCACCAAATCATTCTGCGCTGCATATCGGAAGATGTGATTCATAACCACCCGGATGTTTGTCTTGGTAGAGTATCCTTTGTCGCAATCATCAAGGACTTGTTGGAGATGCTTCGTCTTAACATCCCTTATCTTCATATCGTGAAGGTTGATCATGTACTTATTGAATACACGATCATAGACAACCTTCCTGTTTTCTGATGCATCGACATTATTCTTTATGCTGTCCCACAATTCCTTTACTGTCATAGTCGATTCGAGAATACTGTAGGGACTTTTGGAATATTGGGCGAGAGCCTCGAGAGCTTCTGACTTCTTGGCATAGTATCCCAGGACGGCTCGCTTTTGGACGTAGTCATCCTTCACAGGATCATATTCTGATCCTGTGGTGATCCTTGCAATATATGGCTTCCTGCGCTTGCCGGAGAGCTTTGTCACCGATCCGTATCCGTTTGGTAGTCTCAATCCTTATACTCCTTAAAGCACAAATATCTTCCGATGCAATATGCGATAACAGGGGAGATAATAGCAATAACCGCAGATATATCCCTGTCTATCAGAATGGACAATACACTAGATAATATCAATGAAACAAATAGCGAGATACAGCATGCCGAAAAAAGAATGTTTAATGCTTTGATGCGATCCTCGTTTTCCATATCATTCTCCCTTCTTACACTTATTGCAGGCCAATAATTGTTCAAGCAGCCGGTGGTTATCATCCATGAGCTGATCGATTCTCTTGTCTTTAAGTTTTATTTGGTGCATAGCAAAATCGAGACTCTTTTGAAACTTATCTGTTTCATGAGCGAGCTTCTCATGATGTTTAAGTTTCATCTTATTTAGATCGTCTTTCAATTCCCTTATCTGATTGGTGTATTCAGAAATGATATTTTTTTTGAGTTTCAGAATTGACTTCATTGCCAGGGTGTCAGCATCGTCATCGGCCTCATAGTTTTCAATGTCGAGTAGGGCATTGGCTATGGGTCTCAAAGTAGTTTCATATCTGAAACCCTTATCTTCAGATCCGTCAGCAAATACCCTGGAAAGAGTAGACTTTGAAATGTATTGTCCGCTTTCTTCCATGAGAATAAGAATCTTATCAAGCGAAAGATCCTTCTCTTCCTTGACTTCTTTGAGTTTAAGAATTACATCCCTTGTATTTGTCATGGTTTTCTCCTGTTCTTTTTATGGGACACCAAAAGTGGCACTATTATTTGTGTAATCGGTTTGCTACAATCACGGCATCGAAAGGAGAGAGCTATGGAATTGCAAGAGTTTATAGAGATATATGCCGGATTGTCAGCAGAGGCTAGGAGTCAGATTGTAAGCTTTTTAAGAGAGTGCGGAAAGCAATCTGATTCTCGGGAGTCAGATTCTGATACTGTTCGTACAGTTCCATTGCCTCTTGATTGATTGTATATTCTTGAAGTTTATATGACTTATCAATGCCTGGCGGTATTATGTCATATCCCATGATCCATTGAGGATCGACATCAAAAGCCTCGGCAATCTTATTGGCATTGGATGCGGAAGGGATGTTCTTTCCGTTGACATATTGGGAGACAGAGCCTTTATTAAGGCCGGTCTTTTCAACGAATCGCTGTTGGCTGCCATCGCAATAATCATCTATCAATTGTTTGATCCTGCGCATGCAGGTTTTCTCCCAGGGAGATAGTTCTTTTATCTTATTCATATGGCATTCCTCACCTATATTATAACATATAGTCTTGCGCAATATAACAAAAAGTTTAGAAAAAGTTAAACAAAAGTGTTGACATCCATGTTTAACCTATGTTAAACTTGCATCATCAAGTTTGAAAGGGGGTGAGCAAATGGACTACAGCATGATGGATTCAACCATATTTGATCACAGTAAGCTCCGGGGAAGAATCATAGAGAAGTTCGGCACATTAGAGGCTTTTTATGAACAGCTTCCAATAACATCCAATATGGCTTATCGAAAAGTCAACGGAATATCGGGAATATCACGGCAGAATATCTTGGATTGGTGCAAGCTTTTAGACATTGCTATTGAGGATATACCGATATATTTTTTTGTCTTAAAAGTTTAACTAGGTAAACGAGAGGAGCAGACATGACATTAGTTTGGGGTATAGCAGCATTGATCATCTATTTCGGGATCATCGGAGTCCTGGCAAAGGATGCGATGGATCAGATAAGGAGAAGGAACAATGAGTGGAAGGTCATCAGAAAGAACAATAGAAGTAAGAATCGGAAAGTATGAGTACGAAAGGCTCATGAAGAAGGCAGAGGAACTTGATGAGGATCTGATCACGATCCTGGAATGGTTGGTTGAGGAACACTTGGATGAGGTTTGATGGAACATTAAAAGTTGAAGAGATTGCAGCTTGGATTGATAGAAGTCCTACGTTTGTACGGAAGGCAATGAAGAACGGATCGCTTGATATCGGAGCGTATACCGAAGAAGGTAGCCGGAGTACATTCTACATTTCACCCAAGCTCGCATGGGAAAGGTTGGGGTACAGAAGAGATGAAGAAAGTCCTGGTGATGGCTCTGCTTATAGCATTGAGTACATCAATCAAAGTGGAAGCGGCTGATCGATGTTGGGCAACAGCATATTGTCTGACCGGGAAAACAGCAAGCGGAACATTCACAACAGAATATCGGACAGTAGCAGGAAAGAGGGAGTGGTTTGGCAAGGGAATTCACATATGGCTCGATGACGGAGACGGCATACAGAAGCCGGAGAATTACCTGGGTAGATACATAGTCGAGGATACAGGCGGTGAGCCGATCCGCAGGGGACGAGTGATAGATATCTACATGCCGAAGAAGGAAGATTGTAAACAGTTTGGTGGTCGAAGGATCATCTATGAATTGGAAGAGGTGGAACATGGAACAGACATTGATGAGTTTGGTGGGTGAACATGCCGAAGTAATGGCAATGATCGAAGATCCCGAAGTGGATCAGCAGACAGTATTGGATACTCTCGACAGTATTGAGGGAGCAATTGAAGTAAAGGCAGACGGATATGCATCTGTACTCCGGGGCATCAAGTTTGAGAGAGAAGGTCTTAATGCCAAGAGACAGTACCTTCAGAGCTTGATAGATGAAATCAACAAAAAGGACTTAAACCTTAAAGATCATGAGGAAGCCATGATGGACAGACTCATGGCAGCGATGATCGCTACAGGTAAGGATGAGACCGGTATCAAGACCGATCAGTTCGAATTTAGAGTGATAGGAACAGGTGGTGTAGCCAAGCTTGAAGTTGACGAGGACAAAGTCCCCGATGGGTTTACAAAGGTAGTTCAGAAGATTACTCCCGACAATAAGAAGATCCGGGAATATCTCAAAGATCATGAGTGCGATTGGGCCAGGCTTCTGCCGACCAAGAAAAAGTTGGATATCAAGGGGGTGTGATGTATGACGTTCAGAAAGCTTACGGCAAGTGAAATAGATTGCAGGGTTGCATCGGTAACGAAGGATGGATCGTTGATGCTTCTGCTGTATAAGGATGCCAGGGTTGATCAGAAGCTCCTTGATGAGAATTTTGGGATCTTCGGATGGCAGAGAAAACATGAATTGATAGGCAATAACCTTTATTGCACAGTATCGGTCAGAAATCCCGAGACCGGGGAATGGATCTCCAAGCAGGATGTCGGTGTTGAATCAAACACAGAGAAGGAGAAGGGACAGGCATCGGACAGTTTCAAAAGAGCATGCTTCAATCTTGGAATTGGCAGGGAGTTATATTCTGCTCCGACTATATGGGTTAATAAGGGTGATTATACTCCGAATGATAAAGGAAGCACATATGACAGATTCTCCGTAAGCGAGATCGGATATGACGATGAAGGCAATATTAACATGCTCTCCATCAAGAATTCCAAGAGCAAGAAGGTGGTATTCACATACGGCATAGAGCATGTGAAGGGTGAGGTAGTCAAAGAGACTCCGAAGGAAAAGAAAGGGAAAAAAGAAGTGATACAAGGATATCCCGATAAAGAGAAGATGCTCGAAGTCATAAGAAAACACTATCCCAAAGGATCTGAAGTCCTGGCTATGCTTTTGGAAAACGCAAAGGTAAATAAGATCGAGGATATGTCTGAAGCACAGATGGCTGCCGTTTACAACAAGTATGGTGGCAGATGATGGATCTGACCGGCAGATTGTGTGAAGTAGCTCGGGACTATATAACGAGGAAACCTATGGTCAAGTTCCTTGTCAACGAGAATCTTGACGGCATCGAGGCTCTCGAAGGCAAGGATCTGAAGATCAAGGTCAGCAAGGCAACGAATCCAAGAAGCTTGGATGCCAATGCATATTTTCATGTGCTAGTCGATAAGCTTCGGAGCAAGCTCAATGTGTCTATGGCTTACATGAAAAATCATCTGATCACATCCTATGGGCAGATGGAATACATAGACGAGGGTATGCCGGCTGCGTTTAAGTCCAACATTCCGTTCGAGAAGATGCGAGAGCTTGAGACTCCTCATTTGAAGTACGTCAAGATGAGTGAGGATGGAAACTACATGTACTTCCTGTACCGGGGCAGCCATACATATAACACGCAGGAGATGCATCAGCTTCTCGAGGGGACTATAGCAGAAGCGAGAGACCAGGGTATTGAAACCCGGACTCCCGATGAGATTCGCAAGATGGAGATGCTGTGGGAGCAGCGAAAGGGGGATAGATATGAGTGATATATATGCTTATTTGCCTATAGGCAGCGATAGCAAACCGATAACGAGGGAAGAATTATGTCAGCTTTTAGGAGCTTCTGATCGGGAAGTAAGGAAGGAAATCTGCAAAGCAAAAAGGGAAGTGCCGGTCATAAATGTAGGATCGGGATATTACATAGCAGACGATCCCGAAGATCCGAATCTTAAAGCATATATTATGCAGGAAACACATCGAATCAGAGAAATAAGCAAGGGGTTAAAAAAGCACAAATGGTTATACAAGATCAACAAGAAGCAGGAGATTTTGAAGATATGACTAGGGACAGTTTCATTTTTCTCGGCAGGTACATGAAGAGCTTTGCAAAGCTTGACATGGTACAGCGAGGACTCCTCATCACAGCCATGATGAATTATCAGATAGGTGAGGATCTGCCGGAGATGGATGCTATTACTGACATGGCCTTTTCATTCATAAAGGATGATATGGACTATAACAATCAGAAGTATGACGAGAAGTGTGAACGTAACAGGGAGAATGGAAAAAAAGGTGGTAGACCAAAAGCGAATGGTTTTTTAGAAAACCCAAAAAAAGCGAATGGTTTTTTAGAAAACCCAACAAAACCCACAAAAACCCTATCTGAATCTGAATCTGAATCTGAATCTGATAAAGAAGATATATGTCGGGATGTGATTGATTATCTGAATCAATCCCTGGGTACGAAGTACACAACTAAAAATAAAACAAACATGTCGCATATAAATGCCAGGGCAGCTGAAGGACATACACTTGATGATTTCAAAAGAGTCATTGATAAGAAGGTGGCTCAATGGAAAGACGATCCGAAGATGTCAGCATACTTGAGGCCGGAGACTTTGTTCTGCTCGAAACATTTTGAGAGTTATCTGAATGAGATTGTGGACGTAAAGGAAAAAAAAGGAAGTACCTTATCGGATGTTCCTCAATCAACATATGACAAGATTCATAACTTCCCGGAGAGAGATATAGATTATGAGTCGATCAAGGACATGTTCGGAATTTAGCATCATCGATGGCGCAGAATGGGATGTTTGTTTTCTGTGCGGTGCGCCTGCGGATCATGAGCATCACATCTTTGAGGGGACAGGATGCAGGACTATATGCGGCAAGCGGAAGCTTACTGTGAGGCTGTGTTGGAGATGTCATGGCAAGTTACATGACACAAGCTGCCCGGAGATGAAATACCTACATGAGCTTGGGCAGCGCACATATGAAAAGAAGATCGGGACAAGAGAACAGTTCCGGCAGGAGTTTATAAGGAGTTATCTATGATCATACAGGGAGATTCAAACAAGAAGAA